GGCTTTGCGCTACCCGGCGATACTGGACCGACAAAGTCCTCAACGACGGGGAAGCCTGTTGTCTTACTGGTATCAAGACTGATTGATGGCGATAGGCTCGAAAGATCAACAGATGGCGTAGTGGGTACCTGCGCCCTTGGATTGATCGTGATGGTCTCAACGCCGGGTCTTGATGTAGCCGCAGATGCCGCTGGAGTTAATACTGAGAGACCGGATGTGTTTCCGATGACGTTTGTCGCTGGCGTAGTAGGTGACGGAGGGCCATACAACGAGTAATCAACCGGAGGCGATGTTTTAACTGGTGCGGGGATATTAAGAAGTGGGGAGCTTGACACACGCGATGCCGAGGCCACCAAGTCTGCTTGAGACAACGGCGCATTGACAGGAAGTGACTGTGAGCCAAGGTTACTTAAGTCGATTGGCTCAATGCCAAAGTTCGTTGCGGTAAGAGGACCCAGATTGATAAAGTTTGGGTTGAAGTTAAACGCCATTACGCCACCCTCGGGTTAATAGCGGCAAGCAGAGCCTCTGCCCACTGATTCCAGTTCTCGTAGTTATCAGTATCTGGGATAGCTTCGTTCGTGAAGACATCGATGGCCTTTAACCCGTTGCCCCACAACCTCCAGTCGGTATCGGGTGTTGGGATTGATAATTGATTGGCGGCGTACTGCTCGCACATGAGCGATGCCCATGAATCGAAGGTATGAAAACGTGGATCGAAAAGTAACGGACCCGCCATTAGTAACCCCTGACATCGCCGAAGGTGGCATTCAGAATGACCTTACCCATCTGGTAATCGCCACCCGCCTGATCTGATTCAAACCGAAGCCGCATCTCCCGGCGTTGCTCCTTCATGTCGATCTTGTTGGTGGTGCCATCAAAGACGTAGGGTGTAGAGGTTTGGTCCGCCGACTGCGCGTAGGGGCGCCCGGTAATGTAGAGGTTCATGTTGCCCTCTAATAAGAAGTCAGGCTCAACCCTCTCCAGTCGAATCCAGCGGTTTTCACCCACTGGGGAAAGCTGAGAAGGGCCTCCCGCTACCCATCCAAGGTCGTTGGTTTCAATGTAAGACTGAATGGCGTTGACGTTCTGACCGTCAATCTCATCCACCCCTATCTCATGCTGATAAATCTTGATGCGGTTATCAGGCGTTGAAAACGTAATTGTTACCGATCCGGTTCCTGTGGCGTTCTGAGACATCTCAATACCCATCGGAAAGATGGTATCGACGTCTATCGAAAACCCCGAACCACCGCCTCCACCCAGATCAGCATCATCAGCAGACAGACTATCCCCAGCGACATAACCCGCTCCTCTCAAAACAATTGTGACCACCGTGACCGCACCACCGGAGACTGTAATGTTTGCCGTGGCACCAAAACCCGAGCCTCCCGTTAATGGGACGTCGGTGTAAGGCCCATCTGAGTACAGAGAACCCCCAACTAAATTAGTGAGCGCATTGATATTGCTTGACGTGATCGAGTCCACGACGGTGCCTGCAGGGATGTTTGTTCCTGTGACCACTTGAGATAAGGCCACGTCATTGTTGTAAGCGGCCAAATAAAAGAAGGGGCTTCCATTTGTGACTGTTACGGTCTCCGTGGTAACCGTCTCAGAGGCTTGAGCATCCCACCCGGCAGCCACTGGATAGGCAAAAACCTGCGAGAAGTAGCCGGCGCTCCTGCGTGTTCCTAGAGCGGTCCCTGCGTCATACCAAGTGTTCTCTCGGACGTTATAAATAATGGCGTCATTGCATTCCGTCGAATCACCGCGGGGGTAGAACCACCAGATCTCGCCGAACCTTGGGACCTTTGTTACCCAGACTTTCTGGCGCTGAGAATAGTTGAGGTTGTCGAAGAAGTAGTTCTGGTTCATCGGGTTCGGGATCTCTTTAACGACACCGTTATAGAGCAGGAACCGGTCAACGCCAATCCAGTAGTAGATACCGTCATACTCAATGACGCACTGCGACGAGAGAATGGAAGACTGAGACGAAATGATGTCGTAGCGCCAATACTGAGTAATGCCTGAGCCACCGACATTGATAGTGGCGGGTGCGTAAGACACTCGAATAAGGGAATCTAACGACCAAAACAATCCAGACGGTGAGTTGGAGCCACCTCGAACCGGCAAGCCCTGGACGATCTTGCCTGAGGCTACGTTGACCTCGTTGGCATCCGCTGACACCCAGTCCTCTGGGTCGCCTGCAGAGCAGTTCTTGATTAGTCCGTCATTGCCGTAAACGAAGACGTAGGGGTGTAGAGCAACCACTCCTCCGGATACAGAGACGTTATTGTTAAAGGTCGCAGTAACGGTGGCGCTTGCTGAGGCATTTGCCGAAAGAACAACGCTAGTGCCAGAGACCGAGACAACCGTTGTGCCCGAAGGAATACCCGCACCTGAGACGGATTGTCCCGCACCAATCTTAAGATTTGCCGCCGCTAAAGTCACGGTCGAGTTTCCGCTTACCGTTGTAACCGAGTCGGTAAAGACGCCAATTTGAGACATCGAAGACCCGGTAATGCCACCAACTAAAACTGGCGTATTTACCGTGCTATCGATCGCCGCAAGGTTCTGTCCGGGATGCGCTAAAAGGTCTTGCTGGCCACCAACGACACTATAAAAGCCGTCAAACTGCCATAGGTTGTTTGAGTGTGCTGTAAAGTTGGACAGACTCCATTGTGTGATCCCAGCACCCACACCGTTGTCATCAATAACTAGCTCTTCAAGTCCGTCGCTATAGCCGCTAAAAACGCCGTTGAAGGCGTCCGATGGGTAAACCCACATACCGCGAGACGGACCCGTTAGCTGGTCGGATATGACCCTGTAGCCGTACATTTTGCGTGGGCGCCCACGCTGAAACCTTACCCAGCGACCATCTGAATAGAAGTCACGATCGAAGACCGTACCGTCCCGTTGAATGCCGGGCTTGGTATCAAGGGCAAAAACCTTAGCGGTCATGTAAACACGCCGCCTGAAATGCCACCGGTAAAGGTCCCGTTAACCGCATCGACGTCACCGCTCATGTTGAGGTTTACGCCGTCTATGTCTCCCGTTACATCAATCCCAGTAGCGCTTACATTAAGGCGCTCGGTGCCGAGTATCGTTACCCCAAACTCACCAGAGGCGGGGCGATAAACGCCGGTGCTCGTCTCAGACGCAAAATTGAGAGAGGGAACCGCGGCACTACCATTTACAAGGGAAAGGGTTGATGCACCAGCCGCTACCGTTGATGCGTTAAATACATTAACCGAATCGCAAAGCAGGATCACCTGTTGACCCGCCGGTACCGTAGCCGTTGCAGAGCCAGAGATGCCGGACGTAAACGTAATCTCGTAGCCTGCGCCGGTTCCATCCGTTTGGTTGGTGATGTAGTACACCTGAATGACCTGAGGGATCGTCACGGTGACGTTGCCAGACAGGGTGCCGGTGTACTTCTGAATGACGTTAGCCGCCTCCGTAGCGGTCAAACTGACGGCTCCAGACGTAACCGCTTTGGTTAGCTGGGTGAAGTTAAACTGCGTGCTTTTTCCAAGACCAACGGTGTAGAAAGCCGTTCCTGAGCAACACAGAAAACACGAGTCAGTAGGCGCTAGATCAATGGTCGCCGATCCGTTTACAAGATCACCACCCGACGGGGAGATGGTTAGGTTGCCCGTTCCAGCGTTACGAAGAAGAACAAACCAGTTGTTTCCAAGCGTTCCAGAGGCGCTCAGCGTTAACGTGCCTGCACCACCAGACCAAACATAGGCTTGAGCGCGGAAGGCCGCGGTAGCGGTTGTGCTTGAGGAAAAGACCGTAATTGGGTGGGCTTGGTTGAGCGTTGTTGAGGTTGCAAGTAAACCGTACCCGGCAAGCGTAGCAGCGTCAGCCGAGGAAGACCCAGTGCCAAAGGCGATGTTTCCCCACGTCCCTTCCGCGTCCGGGTTTGCCGTGATGTAGATGTACTTCGTCTCGCCAGCGGCGATCGTAATGATCGTGTTGCCACCCTCGTAATCAGTGACCGTGAAACTGTTAGCGCCGACGTTACGGATCAGGGCGTCATTACCGACCGATGTCTGGTTTGCTGGGGGCATCCGAAGCTCTAAGCCGCCGGTCGTTGCGGTGACCTGCATGATCCGAGCCGAGTAGTTGTCGGTGGCGTTTCCGTTGATCGGCCACTCTAGCTGAGTGTTTGCCGATAGCGTAATGGACCGGTACGAGACGTCAGTCGGCTGAATGACGTTACCGGTGAATGGGGAGGTAAAGGTCATGAATCCCTCACAACAGTCTGACGGTCGCCGATCCTAGATAGGTCTTCTATCTTAAGGGTCTGAACAACCTGAGTGTATTGAGCCTGCCACATCGGGATGCGCTCATCATTCTTTAAGAATGGCATCGCCTGAAGCAGGGTTCCGTAAAGCAACGCCTGAGGAGCGTTTTGTGTGTACCAATTCGTTTGATTGGACGAATCAAGCGGCTGAACGCGCTCGTAGTAAAGGACCTCGTAAGCATAGTCATCAGCAGGCGTCGGAGACACGAGCCAATGGTCGTAGTCGTAATCGCAGTAAAACTTCGGTACGTCCGTCGCCGTAGCGTCTGGCCAGTACTCCCGAAGGTACTCGTACTTACGCAAAAAGACGGGGTATTTGGTGCCTGCAACCGTGACGTTCATGGAGACCGTCTTTCTCCAGCGAGCAGGCTTTGCTATAACCGGTTCGCTTTGAGTCATTGTGCTCTCAGCGACCTTGATATTCCCAAGAAACTTCAGTTCTGTGGCGAGCACCTGCTCGGCCAACATAATGAAGGTCGGAATCTTTATGAGCGTGGCTTGGTCGGTGCGCTCCAGATAAGTGGAGATGTCGTCCACCAGACTGTCATAAGTCATTACCTCTGCTGGCATTTACCACACCTTTTCTTTAATGGACTTCGGCTGGGGCACAAACTGCTTTCCAGCCTTCGTTCCCTCGCGTTTGGCTCTGGTTGTCGCC